TACTGCCAGTTGCCTTTGGGGGGTCAGCGTGAGTTGATCCCCTTTTTTTATCTTAAACTTGACCATCTCCACAAAACATGGTTAACATACTCCACATGAAAACGATTTCACAAGAAGCACTCCATGCTATACGCCACAAAGTTGAGTCGGCTGGCTACAGGATGAGCGATGTCTGCCGAGTCGCAGAGATCGACCAGGCGCAGGTATCCCGCTGGATGAGTGGAACCACAGAGCCACTATACGGCAGTGTGATGCGCTTGGATCAGGCAGCCGATGCGCTGGTGTCAGCTCGCCTCACAGTCCTTAACAAGGCCATGGAGGACGCCGTCAAATGAGTACATTCAAACCGCGCCGAATCATTGGCATTGATGTAGGACTGAACGGCGCAATCGCCATGATGCAGGGCGAAACCCTGACAGGCATTGTCGATATGCCCACAGTCACATTGGATCGCAACGGCAAAGCCAAGCGCCAAATCAGCATCCCTGAGTTAATTGAGATCCTTAACGACTTCAAGCCCGAAGAGGCGTACATAGAAAAGGTCTTTGCAATGAGTGGCCAGGGCGTCACCAGCGTTTTTTCGTTCGGGCGCAGCCTTGGTGCGATTGAGGGTGTCATTGCCGCAAGATCCATCAAGTCCACTCTGATCACGCCACAGACATGGCAAAAGGCGATGGGCGTCACAGGTGGTAAGGACGGCGCAAGGGCGCGTGCCATGGAGCTGTTTCCATGGAATGTGGATTACTTCAAACGAAAGAAAGATGATGGCCGAGCAGATGCGGCTCTCATTGCTTGTTGGGGGCTTAGACATGGTTGATCCATTCAAGATCACCGAGCCAACCTGTATCAGCTTCAGCGGTGGGCGCACCAGCGCATATATGCTTTGGCGTGTTATTCAAAGCGGGGGGGGGCAACTTCCATGCCAAGCCGTTGTCTGTTTTGCCAATACTGGCAAGGAAGATGAGGCTACTTTGAGATTCGTACAAGCCTGCTCTGATAACTGGAATGTTGAGATTCATTGGGTTGAGTTTCGCGACGCCGACCCAGCCTTTGAGCGCATCACATTTGAAACAGCCAGCAGGAACGGCGAGCCATTTGAGGCGTTGATTAAAAAGCGCAACTACTTGCCAAATCCAGTGACCAGGTTCTGTACTTCAGAATTAAAGATTCGAACCATTCATAAGTATCTGAAATCTATTGGATGGGATGACCATAACGAGACAATGGATTGGGTAGGTATGCGAGCTGATGAGCAGCGCCGCGCCGCCAAGATTGCTGACAAATCAAGGATTCCTTTGGTAACTGCTGGCGTTACAAAAGAAACTGTCGGTGACTTTTGGCGCAACCAATCATTTGATCTTGAGCTGCCAAACATGAATGGCGTGACCATGCATGGCAACTGTGATTTGTGCTTCTTAAAAGGCGGCGCACAAGTGCTATCTCTAATTGCAGAAAAACCAGAACGTGGTATATGGTGGGCAAAAATGGAGGCATTGGCATTGGCATTGGCATCCAAGCCAAGCGGTGCGGTGTTCCGTTCCGACAGACCATCCTATGCTTCAATGATTGAGTTTGCCGCCAACCAAACAGATATGTTTGACCCTAATGAAGAAGCAATTGCCTGTTTTTGCGGAGACTAATCATGGATGATAAAGAACGAAACACATTGAGAGAACACATTGTTTGGCTTGGCTCGCAGCTTGAGTACCAGCGCCAAATCAACAAAGCAAACACCGAATTCCTTAAACGCTTGGTGCATCCCGAGGACTTGGGATTCTCTGTAAGCAATGAGGTTCGCCAAATTGCTTATTCACTACTTATCAACAACCAAACAGAAAAATGAAAAATCAACCTTTGAAACTCAGGCCGTCATCAGCATCACGCTGGATCGCCTGCCCTGCCAGCGCCAGACTGTCAACGCTTGTGCCGTACCAAGAGAGTGGCGAGGCAGCAAAGATTGGCACAGCCATTCACGCGCTGGCCGAGACTTGCTTTCAGCTCGACACTGACCCCATGAAGTTTGTCGGCCAAGTGGTAGAGGGCATCACCATGACTGAAGAGAATTGCTCGTTTGCTTTGGAACACTTGCAGGCGATATGGGCGATTCAAGATGAGCTTGGCCATGTCAAGGTGGAACAAAAGGTGTCTATGTATGAGCGCCCTACGCACACGCTTGTTGGCACTGCTGATGTGATTGGATATTCGCCAGATACTAAAAAATTGATCATTGCCGACTTAAAGACTGGACGCGGCTATATTGACGCTGAAGATAATGAACAGCTCAAAATCTATGCGCTTGGGGCAATCAAATCTCAGGCGGTGGACGCGACAGATATTGAGTTTTGGATTATTCAACCGCATCACGGCGATCTGCGTAAACACCATATGACCCGCCAAGAGCTAGATAAATGGCGATTTGAAGTTCTCGCCCCTGCGGTAGAGAACACTATCAGCGACAACCCAACATACAACCCATCAGAGTCGGCGTGCCAATGGTGTCCCGCCAAGCACATTTGCTCTGCACAGAAAGAGCAGTTCGATATCGTAGCGGCGCAACCCGACATCACCATCATGTCTAAAGAGGACATCAAGGCAGTCATGCTGGCGCTGACACCAGTACAGATCAGCGCCATCCTTGACCGCGCACCCATGGTGGAGAAGTTCATTGAGGCGGTAAAGGATCACGCTACCAAGCAGATGGAGGGTGGCGCAGTATTGCCAGGCTGGCAGCTCCAACCTAAACGCGCATCACGCAAATGGATTGATTCAACTACAGCGCGTCAGGCACTAACTGACGCAGGACTTACAGATTCTCAGATATTTGAGACTGAACTAATTTCTCCTACACAAGCAGAGAAACTGCTTGCAAAGGAACAAAGAGTTATCTTGGACGCATTGACGGCCAAGGTATCAAGTGGACTAACGCTCGCAAAAGACCGCAGCTTGAGTCAATAATGCAAACCCTGTAACTTAGAAAGCAAAACGCAAAATGTTAAATCTCTCATCCGGTGGTGGTAATGGAAATTACATCCGCTTTTCACCACAAGCAAACGCTTGGACAAACAACCTTGGCGCTGAAATTCAACTGAAAAAAATCGTGTTTGACATCGATGCGGTGCAAACAGGCTGGCTACAACTTGGTGTCGGCATTCGCGACTGGCAACCCGACTCAGAGTTGGGACGCAAAGGTCCACAGCCTACACCTGACCACAAGCGCGGCTTTATCGTCACGTTCTACAACAAAGAGATCGGTACTTGTGAGTGGTCATCCAGTGGCGTGGGTCCAAACATGGGACTGGAAAAGATGTACACCGATTGCGCTGCACAGCGTGCCGCCAATGCAGGCAAGTTGCCTGTGCTGGAGTACACCGGCAGCAAGTTGGAGAAGATCGGCAAAGGCACTACACGCATTCCTAACTTCACCATTGTGAGTTGGATTGATAAGCCTGCTGGTATGGGTCAGAGCGATGAGGAGTACATTGCACAGGCAGTGGCTCCAATGCCTGCGCCAGCTCCTGTACCGATGCCTGCGCCAAAGCCAACGCCTGCTAAGACGCCGATGGCGCAGGCCGTAGAAGATGACGAAATGTTCTAACTTATAGTGTGTACGCGCCGAGGTGTAACAGCCTCGGCTTTTTTTTCCTCTAAATATTTTGAATTGGGAAACATGAATGAGTTGGCTTTATTCGCAGGCGCTGGTGGAGGAATACTTGCCGCAAAACTGCTTGGATGGAGAACAGTCTGCGCCGTTGAGTGGGAGCCATACCCAGCAAGCGTACTGTGCGCCAGACAAAATGACGGCATTCTCCCGCCTTTTCCGATTTGGGATGACGTACAAACCTTTGATGGAACACCATGGAGAGGCATTGCTGAAGTCGTATCTGGCGGCTTTCCATGTACCGACATCAGCATCGCAGGACGCGGCGCAGGACTCGATGGAGAGCACTCCTCCATGTGGTATCACATGGCGCGGGTGGTTAGCGAAGTTCGACCCCGATATGTATTTGTGGAAAACAGCCCAATGCTCATTCATCGAGGACTCGGACGAGTCCTTGGCGATCTTTCCTGCCTCGGGTATGACACGCGGTGGACTGTTATGGGAGCGGCAGATGTCGGAGCACCGCACCAACGCGACCGCATCTGGATTGTGGCGCACTCCCGACACGGGGGGGGGGGGGGGCCCGGGGCGCGCGCAAC